TGCTCGAGGTTATCGAGCGAAGCCGGGTTGCTGTTATAGGCAACGGCTACTGAGATTACAAGATTGATTTTAATGTGAAGTGTTGACTTGTTAATAGTCTCTAATTCCAGATAAGGAGAATCCGGGACTGTAACAACGAATGGCACCATAGGAGCCTCGGGAACGTAGGCGTAAACATTGCCTGCAACGCTAGCGAAGGCTGTTGCTAATGGCTGGCGTACTGTGTCAAGGATTGTGTTAGGCATTTATTGCACCATTGAATCGGTGTCGATGTATGCCCCTAAGAGTCCTGATACGCGGTTAAAGAGACTGCGCCCTAGGCGGTAAGGGCTGACATTAGTAAAGTCGATTCCCTCGATCTGTCCACCAGGAGCGATACGAGATTGGAATACTTCAACTGACACGGCTAGGACTGCTGACTCTACGGCGCTGACTCCGACATAAGTAGCTGCTCCTGAAAGGGTAGCGCGGCCTGAAGGGATGACATTACGGCCATCAATGTCTGCGTTAGTAATTGATACTGTAAAGAATCCGTTAAAATCACGATAAACGCCATCTACGAATACTCGAGAATTAGAGTTCATGACATAAGTATCGATGTCATAGTTGCTAGATTCTAAGATCGTAAAGGTTCCGTTAAATGGGGTTCCGCAGCCTGTAATAACTACGCTCTGACCCTCTGAAAAATTGTTCTCGCCTAGGACTGTGTAGTAAGCAATATTATCCTGGAGTTCAACACGGGATATTGGTGATGCGTAAGTGACGAGCATAGGCAAAATTACGGCCTCAGCTGTATCTATCACATCGGTTAGATATGCGTCACTATAAAGGGATACAGAGACGCCAAGGATTGACCTTAGCTCTGCTACGGTGACTATCGATGCCATCTCTGTATCCTCTCTGTTAAGCGACTGGGGGAGCCACCGGGAGCAGCAGCCCCCCCATGATTAGTTATTTACTATGCAACCATGTAACGGTATGCGCCTGCTGCGATCTTGGTAGCGACTGCGCCGTAACCGTAGTAACCCACCTGGACCTGACCAGTACTAATCAAATTAGTCTGGAGAGATAAGCGTGGGCTCTCGTACCATGTATATGCATCTGGGTTGATGATAATCATTGAGTTATCGCCTGTACCAGAAAGGTTACGAGCTACGCGAAGGTTGAGACCAAGAAGGTTTCCACGAACTGCTGTTGCTGTAAGTGTTCCGCCTGCGTTTTGTGGGTTGATTGTCTGCTGGAAAATTGGGCGATTAGATGAATCGACCAAGCCCATGAGAACGCCCCATTGCTCTGGAGATACTGCGATGTTAGTCGCGAATCCGAGTGTGTTTGAGTAGATAGAAACTGCAGCATCTGCAACGAAGTCAGCAGCTAGTGCGCCTGTTGTAAGTGTGCGGTTTCCGCCGTCTGTTCCGCCTGCGATAAGAGCTGTACCGACTGCTACATCTGTAGCCTTTGCATATGCGTATTCCATTTGGCGTACGAGTTCTGCAAAGAACGCTGGTGATGAGCGATCTAGGAGTTCGAGGCTGAATGTCTGTTGCCCGATGAACTTCTTGACATCTACAGAAACGAAAGCTGCGTTCTGGTCTGTCTCTGATGGTGTTCCACCTTCAGCTGCGATTGCAACTGTTGGAGCAACTGTAATCTTTGGAATCTCGAAAGTCATACCAGCATCTGGTAGTGCACCTGTTGAGATTGAGTCAATCAAAGGGCGATCTGCGTTTGAGATTCCGTTGATAACTTCAGTTAGCTGGCGTGTAGGTACCAAGCCTGCGTTATCTGTGACGTCTGCAGCGGCTGCTACGTACATCTTTGATGTGTCGTTGCCTAGTGAAGCGCGGACTGAGTGCTCGAGATAAGAAGCCTTATCAACGATTGGGTTACGAACAGTTGTTGAAATGTAAGGTGCTGTTGCAGCCTTAACTTCAACCTTTGCAGCCTCTACCGTTTCTGCGGCAGGAGCAACTTCTGGAACGGTAGTGTCTGACACTTGTTCTCCTTCTGTGGTTGATTGTGTTTCTTTCTGAGCTGTCTCAGAAACTTCATTTTCGACTGCCGCTACTTTCGCGACTTCTGCGCCCGGAATTGCACCGTCTGTTACGAGGCTCACCTCGATTAAATTAGATGCGCTAATAGCCATGACGCCATTCTGGTTATCCCAGTCCTCGACATCGACTCCAACGCTGAAATCTGAACGAAGTCCAGTTGCGGCTTCCTCGAGGGCGTCATTCCCCGCGGTTGTCTTGGCGATACGAAATTCGGCTGTGATGCCAGTGCTATCTTGTTCAAAACTGACAAGCTTTCCAAGCGGCCTTGTAACATCGTGCTGTAGAACTAGCTTAATGTTTTTAGCCATCGTAATTGAATCCTCTTTAAACATTGTGCGGCCTGCGGATGTGTTGCCTTCAGCGTTCCATGTCACAATGCGGCCTGCGATGATGCGAGACTCTGTATCCGCCGCTGTAATGGCGTATGGCATTGTTATTTTCATCGGGTCTCCTTGTTATCAATTAGATCTTCTTGTTCTCTAATCTGCTCGACACTCATGGCGCCAATGCGATTAAGAATCTCGTATACCTGAGCGCGCTGTAGAGCATCTGAGCGCAGGAATTCATCTAGGCTAAATCGAATCTCGCCAGTTGAAGGGCAGAAGTCCGGCATAGATAAACGCTGTTCAATAGCTGCAAGGATTGGCTTCATAGAGAAGTCAATAAGTGAGCGGCGCTCTGATACTGAGTTGCTGTAAGTCATGCTGGTAGTTTCTGCGCTTACAAAGTAGGCAGGAAGGTTGCAGGCGCGAGCCAATTCCAGAGCGACATATTGACGAGCTTCATTCAGCTGTAGTTTGGCTGGATCGATGCCCAACGCCTGCAATTCAACATCTGCATTTAGGAACGCAGTTGACTTTGTTAGGCGAGCAGTTCTCCATGACTCGAGAAGTTTAGAGATTCGCTCTGCTGGAAGATTAGTGCCGTTAGACTTTAGAACTTGTAGCGGTACTGGTTCTTTAGCGAAAGTTTCGGCGGCCTGTTCTAGGGCGTGGGCTGCTCGGATAGTGCGCCCAGCGCGATTCAACACGCCTTCGTCAAGTCCGTAGAACACTACAAGTGAACCGACTCCTTGAGTAGGAACTACTGAGCCGTCTACTTGATAGCCAACAATTTCTGTCTGTAAATGATTAAGTTTAGTAGTTACGCGATCTGGTGCTACGCGAGTCCATGATCTAACTCTTCCTGTATCACCGAACTGCTCGAGGACTTGGCCATACCCGACACCATGGAAAAGTAAATCTTCCGCCAACCATGCGTAAATTGCAGAGCCAGGAACGCGTGGGTCTGGTTGGTTAATTACATTAGGTGTTCCCATGTGTGATCCATCAAGCTTTGAATACTGCTCGAGTGGTAGAGCTGCAAGAGTAGAACAGATGATATTTCTAGCGCGAGCAATAGTTGGAACTGCCATTGCCTGTTGACGGCTGGCTACTGATTGAGTGAATACAAAAGGATTGAATGAAGCCGTGTTATTAAACGGCGCAGGTGTCGAAGCCGCATCGACTGTAATCTCGACTGGTGGCTTTGATGATGTAAAGATGTCCCGGATTCCCATTGGACATATTATACGCTATTGTCAAGACATTACCCTATCTGAATGTCTACTTCAGATTCGGCGCGTGTCGCAAAGTGAGTGACCATTGCTGAAGCAACTGCACCGCAAACAATTCCCGAAGCCTTACGCCCCATTACCCAACCGCCATCGCCTCGAGTCAATTTCACGGCGCTTAGGACTTGCTTAGTTAATTCCTCTGCATCCGAATGGGCTAAACGCATTGACGAAACCGCCGAGACGAATTCATCGCAAGATTGCTGATACTCCTGCCCTGTGATCTCATGGATAGGAATTCCGGCAGGTGCTAATCGAGCTGCAACCGCTGAGGCTGTGGACTTGCTATAAGCCACGGCATTAACCGGGAACTTGCGCACCCAGTAAGCAATATCGTTAGCCATTTCTTTGTCATCGAGGTTGACTGGGTTAAACCAAGTATGCAGAAGCACCACCATGAACCTATCCCCACTAATGCGCTGGCCGGCAACGAGACTTCCGTGTTTTCTGTCCGGGCTAAGATCTATCGCCATCCAAGTATCAGCTTCGACATCTAGTTGAGGCAGGTTATCGACCTTGCATTTTTTCCACTCAGCTTCTGATATGACCGGGTTAATCATCGAGACGAACTGGCACAAGATTTCTGTCCTAAAGATGTCCTCACGATCCGATAAACTGTCCTTGATATTGTCCTCATGGACTGTATGGCCAAGGCTCGGGTTAGATTGATACCAAGCCTCTTTATCGGTTATCTCGGCTCCGGGTTCAGCACTCCACTCGAACCAGCCAATAGAATCATCGGCTCCTTCACTAGCTGCAAGGCCGCGCTCCCTAAACTTATGCAGTAAAACCGAATTGGCATGGCCAGCATTGGAATAGACATAGGCTTGCGGGTTGGGATTCGACATCTGGGTAAATCGCATCGATGACCAGACATCCTCGGTATCGAACTCACGCAATTCGTCAATATGGATTACATCGGGTGCGGCAATACCTCGAGCAGCTGAGTTACCGGCTCTGATTAGGTAGCGAGCCTTATTCTTAAACCGAATCTCCTGCGATCCTTTAGATTCGTACTTCTTTGCAAAGTTATCTAACAATAATTGAGAACCTTCAATAATTTCTGAGACCTTAAAAAAGATTTCTGATGAGGTAGTTAACTTGTGAGCTGTGGCCAGATGCATTTTCTCGCCTAGGACATAGATGCCGAATAAGATTCGCAAGGCCATGAAGGTCGACTTGCCCTGTTGACGAGGAAGCATGATTCCTATTAGGGGATGCAACCATCTCCCGTCTGGTTTATATCTAAGGCAGTCTCGAGCTAGTTGTTCCTGCCAAGGCAAGAGCGGGAAGCCGATATCGATGCAGAACTGAATCATCTCATCGCCTCTAGTAGGTAAATCACTAGGTTTTGACCTGATTCTAGGCACTTGGGAGCCGTAACGAGGTTCTGTTACCCCTACCTCAGCCGTTTGCAGCCCGATAGAGCCGATTTCAGCCGTCATGACTGTTCTGCATCCGATTCAAGCCGATAATGACTTGTTGAGGCGTTTTCGGGGTAAAAAGAAACAG